CAATGGGTAGTGATGTAGAAAAGTTTAACGACTTAAAAACACCGTCTGAAGATATTCAAATCAGAAAGCATATGGCTGGTGGACATACTCCTCACCATGAGCATTTTCAAAAACATAGTGCTGGTCACGAAATACACTTTAAAGCAGTAGAAAAAATGTGTGGCGGCGGTATGGCTAAGGCTAAGAAGTAATGAAACCCTCTAGGGGTATGGGCGCAGTGCGCCCTAGTAAACTTCCAAAGACCTCTGAGTCTGCCGTACTACTTAAAAAAGGTGGTGGGGTTTGGGATAAGCCTCGCCCAAAAGAACTTGGTAAGCCCAAGAAAATGTCAGCCGCTAAAAAATCTAGTGCAAAAGCAATGGCTAAAGCAGCTGGTAGACCTTATCCTAATCTAGTTGATAACATGCAAGCAGCAAGGAAAAAATAATGGCACTTAAGAACTTTGCTAAACGCAAAATAGGAAGCTATGCCCCCGCAATGCAACAGGTGCAGTCAGTACCCAACCCAACACCGGTAACTGACCCCAATGCAGTAGGACCTTTAGCAGGCTCAGCCCCCACGGTTTCTCCTGCCCCTATGAAAAAAGGCGGTAAAGTAGCTGGTAAACTAGCAATCCGTGGATATGGTAAGGTGCGCTAATGACAACTTCAGGTACTACCTCGTTTAATCTAGACTTAAATGACCTCGTAGAAGAGGCGTTTGAGCGCTGCGGGAAAGAGCTACGTACCGGATACGATTTGCGTACTGCACGTCGTTCTTTAAACTTACTTACTATTGAGTGGGCAAACCGGGGTATTAACCTGTGGACTATTGAACAGGGGACTATTCCTTTAATACAAGGTATTAATACTTATGACCTACCTGATGACACAATTGACTTACTTGAACACCAGATTAGAACTAATGCTGGGCAACAGAATAACCAGACCGATATCACCATCAGTCGCATCAGTGTATCTACCTACTCTACAATCCCTAATAAGCTAGCCCAAGGGCGTCCTATTCAAGTATGGATTAACCGTCAAAGCGGCGCTTCATATCCTACAGGCAATAACCCCGATAGGCACCCTCAAATTACTGTTTGGCCCACTCCAGACCAAGGTACGGTGGGTAACCCTTATTACAATTTTATTTACTGGCGTATGCGCCGTATTCAAGATGCAGGTAGTGGCGTTACTACCCAAGATATTCCTTTCCGTTTTTTAAACTGTATGGTAGCTGGATTGGCCTACTATTTAGCCGTTAAGCTTCCAGGAGTAGACCTACAACGTATAGCTGGATTAAAAGCAGATTATGATGAGCAATTTGATTTAGCAGCCCAAGAAGATAGAGAAAAGGCACCGATTAGGTTTATTCCTCGTCAAACGTTCTTAGGGTATAAGTAATGACGACGATGTTCGCCTCAGGGCGTTTTGCAATTGCTGAATGCGATAGATGCGGATTTCGTTTTAAGTTAGTTCAGCTTAAAAAACTGACTATTAAGACCAAGAATGTTAGTATTAAAGTATGCCCAGAATGTTGGGAAATGGACCAACCTCAGTTACAATTAGGGATGTATCCGGTCAATGACCCACAGGCTGTACGGGAACCACGTCGGGATAATAGCTACTACCAGTCAGGTAACAACGGTTTAGATGTATACGTTAATGGTGGTACTGGCATGTTAGCAAACGGTACACCTAGCGGGGGTAGTCGAGTATTTCAGTGGGCTTGGAATCCTGTAGGGATGAAGTATGATTTTGGAGAAACCCAAAACTATTTAAAAGCTGTGGGTAATGTTGGACAAGTAACAATAAGTTAAGGAGCCTAAAATGGCAAAAGGTATGGGAATTGAAAGCAAGGGTCAAACCAAGGGTAAGTATCCAGATACTGGTAAGACTGTAGCAATTGACAATGGCAAAAAAGGCCCTGGTGGTAAAACTAACGAAGGGATGTTAAAAGAAGGGCGTGCCCGTTCTAAATTAACTACTCAGTTTGGTTCTACTGGCTTAAAAGGTAAGGGGATGTAATTATGGCAATTAATAATAAACCTGCTGAAGTATATGCTAAGCCACACACTATGAGCGATAAACCTGTTGGTAATGAGCTACCTTCTATGTCTACACAGTCTGGTAAAGACTTTATGAACGAGTCTAACATCTCTGTTGGTAACGTAAGTAAGGGTAACTACAAACCTGCTAAAACTACTGGCGTTGAGACTCGTGGTAATGGTGCAGCTACTAAAGGCCGTAAAGCATTTGGGCCTATGGCCTAATAGAGGTATACCCTAATGGATTACACTAATTTATTTAATACTATTAAAACCTACACGGAAAATGATTTTCCAACTACGGTTTTTACTGGTAATGATAATAAAAGCACTATTAATTCATTGGGGTCAACCCAGATTAACACTTTTATTCAGCAAGCTGAAGACCGGATTTACAATACAGTCCAAATACCTTCTTTGCGTAGAAATGTAACGGGTACACTTACTATTTCTAATTCATATTTGTCTTGCCCATCAGACTTTTTATCTAGCTACTCTTTAGCGGTTATTGACCCTACCACAGGCGCATATACATATCTTTTAAACAAAGACGTTAACTTTATTCGTGAGTCATATCCAACCCAAGCATATATAGGCACCCCTAAATATTATTCGTTGTTTGGTCCACAGCTTAGTTACCCAAACGAGTTATCTTTTATTTTAGGGCCGACACCAGACCAGAATTACCAAGCAGAGTTACATTATTTCTTCTATCCACCATCAATTGTTAAGGGTATTATTACTTCTTACAACCTTACGCAAGCGGGTACTGGATACGTAAATGGTAACTATTACAACGTAACTTTAACTGGTGGCCAAGGTACTTCAGCTGTTGCTGATATCATAATATCTAATAACACTATTACTAGCTTTGAGCTTGTAGATGGTGGGTCTTTATATTCAGTAGGTGACCAGCTAAGTGCTCCAGCATCTAGTCTTGGTGGCACAGTTACTACTGCTTTTTATATTACTGTTCAGGCAGTAAACAATACTGACGGTACAAGCTGGATTGGGGATAATTACCCTCCTGTATTGCTTTATGGTTCTTTGGTAGAAGCCTATACCTTTATGAAGGGTGAACCAGACATTATTGCCCAGTATGAAAAGAAATACCAAGAGTCTATGATGCAGTTAAAACGTTTGGGCGATGGCCTTGAGCGTGATGATGCGTATCGTAGCGGTCAAACTAGATTGCAATATAACGCCCTATAATGTCTATAGCACAAACCCAAACTACAATATTTAAACAAAATCTTCTCAGTGGCCTTGAGAATTTTGCCGTAGGTACCCCATATACTTATAAGATTGCCCTGTATACAAGCTTAGCAAACCTTAATGCATCTACTCTGACCTATACAACAACAGGTGAGATTACAGGTACAGGCTACACTGCTGGCGGTAAAGTTCTGACTATTTCTCAGCACCCAACAGCCGATAATGCTAGTAATACGGCTTTTATCTCATTTGCTAACGTAACTTGGAACCCTGCTTCCTTTACAGCTGCAGGGGCTTTAATATACAATAGCACTACAAATGCAGCAGTTGCGGTGTTAGATTTTGGCGGCCCTAAAGTACAAAGCGCAGCAGGTACATTTACAATAACATTCCCAACGGCGACTTCAACTACCGCCATTTTAAGTATTAGTTAAGGAGTTTTTATGAGCAACGAAAAAGCAAAAATCGGAGATAAAGTAGAAGCTACCGTAACTCGTGGTGCTGGGTCTACCGAAATGTTTGGTCTAGAAGGTGTATATACAGCCGAGTGCCGTGATGCCCAAGGTAATTTAAATTGGTCAGATACTATTGAGAATTTGACCACCAACGTAGGGCGCCAAAGCCTTTTAAATTCATACTTTGCTAATACTGGCGGCGGTGCAATTGTTATGGGTCTAATGGGTGTAGGTACCCCCGCCTATACAGACACACAATCTAGCCATAGTACTTGGTTAGAAGTTGGTGGCACTAATGCCCCTACATATTCTGGTACTCGCCCAACCCCAGCATTTAGCGCTGCTACTAACGCTAACCCTTCTGTTCTTTCAACTAGCGCAGCAGTTATTTTTACTATGACTGGTTCTGGTACTGTTGCTGGTGCGTTTATTAACATTGGTGGCTCTTCTACTATTGATAACACAACAGGCGTGCTATTTAGTGCTGGTGACTTTACCGCTGGTTCTAAAACAGTTACTGCTGGCGATACCATTAACGTAACCTACACATTGTCTGCAGCAGGTTAATAGATGGCTTTCGTAGTCTCAGATAGAGTTCGAGAAACTACTAGTACAGGCGGTACAGGTACTATGACCCTGGGAGGAGCATTCCCCGGGTTTACTACTTTTGGAGCCGCTATCGGTGGCGGTAATACCACTTTTTATACAATTTCTGATTCTACTAACAATACTTGGGAAGTGGGCGCAGGTACTTATACGGCAGCAGGTAATACCCTTAGCAGGGATGTAGTTTTTAAAAGTTCAAATAGTAATGCACTAGTTAACTTTGCAACTGGACCAAAAGACATATTTTGTGACCTACCCGCTGAAAGAGCTGTGTATAATAACGTAGATGGCTCTTTGGTGTACGACCCAGCAGGGTCAGCTTTAATTTACGCAATTGCATTGGGCGGCTAATATGGCAACATTTACCAGCATACAAACTCAAGGTCTAGGCACGACACCCCAGACTATTTTTACCGCCCCTGGAGGTAGTAATTGCGTTATTATTGGTTTAAATGCAGCCAATACTTACTATACAAATTTACCTATAACTATTAATTTAGTTCGAGGCGGAACAACAACGGCTGTGGTATCTAATTATTATGTTGCTGGTGGGGCTGCAGAAGCACTGCTTCCAGGCAATAAATTAGTACTTTTAGGTGGTGACACATTAACTGCATCCACGTATACTAGTGGAATTACTAACGGTTTTGATATAATCGTTTCAGCCTTACAAGGATTATAAAATGTCAGCATCTGGTGGATTCTACTTAGGCACGGATTTAAAAGATAAAACGTTTTATGGTTTTAGAGAAATTGTTAGTACAGGGCAATGTTTAATTGAAGTTATTCAAAACGGTAACGGTGTTGTTGCAACACCAGATGTATCAGCAATTCAATATCCAAATCCGTATGTTAATTGGGTTTGGTCAACCGACACTTATCAGTTCTATTGGGACAATGAGGGTCATTTAATTATGGTGATGGTATGACAACATTAATTGATTTAGGTAAGTTGCGCTTTAACTTTAACGGAGTTTATAGCTCCGCAACTCAATATGAGTTAAATGATTGCGTAACTTATGGCGGTAACGTTTATGCATACATTAATACCGTAGCATCTACTGGTAACCTTCCAACCAATACTACTTATTGGAAACTAATGGTCCAAGGCTTTAGTTGGCAGGGTAACTGGGCAACGGCTACGTTCTATAAAATTAACAGTGTTGTATTTAGTGGAATTTCAAGTTATTTAGTATTAGCAGACTATACTTCTGGCGCTTCTGTTGCTGCTGACGTAACTGCTGGATACCTTACTTTCTTGGCTGTCGGCGCTGCTAATATTCTTCCATCCTATACATCAGCTAACCAAGGCCAATCTATAACTGTTAATTCAGCTGGCACGGCCATTGCATGGAAAGGTGCTACCGCATCTACATACAACTTATATGTATCTCCAACTGGTAGTGATTCAAATGATGGTAAGAACATCAATAATGCTTTTGCATCTATTCAAGCCGCTGTTGCTGCAGTACCAAGCGGTAATAAAACAACTATTCACGTTCAAGCAGGTACATATTCTGAGTTGCTGTTGCCTATCGTGGTTCCGCCATTTTGCGCTATCGTTGGTGACGCTTCTCGTACGACTATTGTTCAACCCGGTTCAGGTAATGCTGCAGATGGTATAACGCCAAACAACCAAGCAACTATGTGGGCGTTATCAAACGGTGCTTTTCTAAACAAAATGAGCTTCCAGGGTATGACCGGTTGGGTACCTGGTGCAACTGCAGCGGATATTACTACATCTACACCAAAAGGTATTTACTGCGCATTAAACCCAGCATCCCCTATTACTACTAGGTCACCATATGTTATTGAGTGTTCAGCATTCTCTACAGGTGGTATTGGAGCATATGTTAATGGTTCAGTTCATAGCTCAGGTAACCGCTCAATTCTTTTCCATGAGTACACCGGTATTCATGACAATGGCGTAGGTCTTTGGATTGATAACAACGGTAAAGCGGAAGCTGTTGGTGTATTTACATACTATTGTTATTTTGGCTATGCAACAACCAATGGTGGTCAGATTCGTTCTATTTCTGGTAATAACTCTTACGGTACTTATGGTGCTATTTCTTCTGGGTATAGTGCTAGTGAAGTCCCAACTACCGGTAAGTTGTATGGAACATTAATTAGTTTAACTGGAGCCTATACTGGCACAATTAACGTTGGTGATACAGTTACAAGTAGTTCAGGTGCTACTGCTACAGTAGTTAACGTACAAGTTCAAAGCCTATATGTAACTTCAGTTACTGGAACTTTTGCATCAGGTAATACGCTTACTACAACTAGTGGTGGCGCAGGAGTAGTTTCTAGTTATGGTGGTCAACAAGGTTATGTTCTTGTTATGAACACCTTGTCAGCATTGCCTTTAATTGGGCAGTCAGTACAAATTGCCGGTGATTCCTCAGCGTATATTATTTCTAACGTATCAGGAACTTATTCTGGAACTGGAAGTGTTATTTCCGTTGTTGTAGCTCAGCAAATACCTACAGCAGAAGCAAACCTTGCAAACGTAACAATACGTTCTAATTTCAGTTTAAACCGTATTACTGCACACGATTTCTTATATGTTGGTACAGGCGGTATTACAACTACTAACTATCCAGGTACGCCTACACAGCAGCCTAATTCAGCTAATCAAACTATCCAAACATTGCCTGGACGTGTATATTCTGTTTCGGCTGACCAAGGTGGTAATTTCCAAGTTGGTTCATACTTTGCGGTTAACCAAGCAACTGGTGCTGCAACATTGAATGCTAACTCGTTTAACTTGTCTGGTTTGACATCTTTACGCTTGGGTTCTATTGGCGCACAGCTCGGTGCTCAGATTAATGAGTTTTCTACAGATGGAACAATGAGCCAAAACTCTCCAGTTAAGGTTCCTACACAGTCCGCTGTTGTTACATACGTAGCAGCTAATACTAATACTATTACTGGTAATGCATCTCTACAATGCCAAACAGGTACAGCGTATACATTCCAGTATGGAACGTTCTCAAATCAAGGCTTAGGAACAGTTACTTGGTCTTTGACTGGTACAGTGCCGTCTGGTGTAACTATTAACTCATCTTCTGGTTTAGTAAGCTTTTCAAGTGGTGTTGCTACTGGGTCATACTCTTTTACAGTACAAGCGGTCTATTCAACTACAAGCACCGTTTTAACTAAGATAGTTAGCGCAGTAGTTAATCCCGCTGTTCCATTATTTAACACAAATACTTTACCAACTACAACATTAGTAGCACCTTCTTCTTCATTTAGTAACAACTCAACTCAGGTTACTGTAGGTAGCGGTACGCCTTCATACGCACTTACTTCTGGTGTACTACCATCTTGGGTAACATTGGGGGCTTCTACTGGTTTATTAACTGGTACTGCACCAAGCACAACTCAAGCAAACGCTACTTATAACTTTACAGTAACTGCTACAAGCGGGTCTTATATACTAGCAAAAGCATTTACATGGACTTTCCAAGTTGCGTATCCAGTAGGTCAAGCATTGTTTGGAACTAATGTTAGTTATGGTACATTTAGTTGGACAGCCCCCCCAGGCGTTACTTCAGTTAGTGCAGTTGCTATTGGTGGTGGTCAGGGGGGTGCCTATCAGTGGTCTTATGGCGGTGGCGGTGGTGGTGGACTAGGTTGGAAAAATAATATTCCTGTTACTCCTGGAACAAATTATACTGTTGTAGTAGGCGCTCCTGGTCCTCGTGGCTACGCTAATAACCCAAGCTATAGCACTCAAGGTGGAACATCATACTTCATCAATACATCAACAGTAGCTGGATATGGCGGTGAACAAGGCGGTCCTAACGCTACTTCTACAGGTTCAGCTTATGGTGGCGGTTACACTGGTGATGGTGGTGGAAGAGGTGGTAATGCTGATTCATCTTGGACATCTACTGGTTCTGGTGGCGGAGGTTACGGTTCGTACGGTGGTGACGGTAATGGCTATTCTAGCTATGCTGGTTCAGCTGGCGCTGCTGGGTCTGGCTCATACTATTCATCTAGCTATGGTACAGGGGCAGGTGGAGGTGTTGGTCTATATGGTCAAGGATTAGCTAATAACGGTTCACCCACTGCATACCAATATATTCCATTTGTTGGTTACTATAATAGTCATAGTTCTTATGGTGGCGGAGGTTGTGGCTCATCTGGTGGTACAAACGGTTACTATGGAGAAAACCCATTTGTAAGCTATCCACAACAGAGTGGTAATATTTTAGGTGGTACCTATGGTGGTGGCGGTGGTGGCTCAGGGTCAGTAAGTACATCATATGGTGGTGGCCCTGGAGGTCAAGGTGGCGTACGTATTATCTGGGGTCCTGGACGTTCGTTCCCATCTACCCTAACAGCAGACCAACCTACAGTACCTTAATATTGGAGTAATAAATGAATTTATACATTAAAGTTGAAAACGGCGTACCTACAGGTTATCCAATGATTGCAGATAATCTTAAAGGTATTTTAGAGACGTCTACATTAACAGATGCTATTGCTTTAGCAGCGGGGTACTACCCTTTTCAAAACACCAATATTCCCGATAATGTAGTTGTTACTGGTGATATGGGTTTTGAGCTTTGTGCAGATGGTATTGTAAGAAAAAATATTACAGTCCGTGAATTAACATCAGCGGAAAAAGTTGATTTATGGATTAAGCCAGCAAGGGATAGTTTGTTGTATAAATGCGACTGGACTCAAGCTACTGATTCCCCGTTAAGTACCGCAGACAAAGCAGCTTGGGCAAAATATAGACAGGCCCTTAGAGATTTACCTTCAAAATACCCTAACCTTGATAAGGGTTCTGATATAGTATGGCCTACTCCTCCTGGAGAATTAACAACAGTTAAACCAATTACACCATAGGACATAAAAACTCAAAATGAGCGAATACCAAAAAGATATTTTTGCAGTCCCGTTGTTAGTAGGAAAAGCAAAAAATCTTACGATATGCAACAAAATTGAAGAGTTAGCCCAAAAATATAGAAGAGAAGCAAAAGAAGCAAGATTAGTTTCATATGCTTGGATGGAAGAAAAAAGGTCTTCTAGTCAAGATGAAATAGATAAATCCGGGGTTACAACTTATCGTACCAAAAGTTTGATAGAAGACCCAGAATGGTCTGAAATTGCAGAATTTATGTATAATTTTGCTGATGAAATGCTGGGTAGCGTTAACCCAGATAGGGATAAAGATAAAATGCTTATATCGGATATGTGGACAACTATATATCCAAAGGGGGCGTATATCCCCGAGCATACACATGCAAATTCTTTATTGAGCGCTGTATTTTATGTTAAAGCGGATGAAGGTTGTGGAGATATAGAATTTAGAGACCCTTCTTTTATTTGTAAAAATATGATTTTACGAGGTGTAGGTAAGTTTCCTTCTTTCAATACTAGATACAGAGAAATACCTGAGCCTGGCAAAATGGTTATATTCCCTTCCTGGTTACCACACAGTACTCACCCAAACAAATCGGATTCCGATAGGATTATTATTAGTTTTAATATAGATTTTGGCGATACTGATAAATACAAGGAACCAAAATGACTTTAAAAGAAGCAATTAAAGAAAACCACGATAAGGCAGAAAATCACCCATTCGTTAAGGTTCTTTTATCTGGAGAAATTCCAATACCTGTTTATGCTGACCTTTTGTATAACCAATTGTTTTGCTATACCATTTTAGAAGAAATAGCGCATGAAGCGGGCCTATTAAATGGTATAGAAGAAATTTGCCGCAGCCCTAAAATTGAATGGGACTATATAGACTTAGAACAAAATGGGCAAATTTATCAATCAACAAAAGACTACGCCAAATACATTCAAAACCTAGAAAAACCCAAATTAATGGGCCACATCTACGCACGGCATTTTGGGGACCTATATGGTGGCCAGATGATTAAAAAAGTGGTTCCTGGCGAAGCTACCATGTACGAGTTTGAAAATCGTGCAGAGCTAATTAAAAAAGTTCGTGAGCGTTTATCTGATGATTTAGGCGACGAGGCCAATCGTGCTATGGAATTTAACATTAAGTTATTCGACGAGTTAGCCGATGCCCACAATATTTCAGCAGCTTGAAGACTTTGCCGCATATATCCAAAAGCGATTTAAGTACTACGAGGAAGTAGACGAAGGGCATAAGTTTACATGGCCTAATTATGTCTATAAAGGTCATAATTTTCGTAGGGCGCATCTAGATATAGTAGATGCTAGGGAAACTAAAAAACTTTACATGCTCCATTTGTGCGTATTTCCGCACTTAGACTGTCCCGCCCCCATATACGGTTTTGATATTATTGCTGGAGCTAATAAGGTTACTGGTGCTTTCCATGACTTTAGCCCAATAGGTGAACATCCACTAAATGACTGGTTTAAAGAGAAAGTAGCTAACTACCAGTGGAGTAGGGAGCGAGAACTTCCAGAATGGGCACGTAATATATTTAGCCCTAGTATGGTAGCCGCCGGAAACATCAACACAGAAGAAGAATTAACTAAAGTACTTAGCCTAGCCACAGCAAATCTTAACCAATATCTCGACTATATGGGTATGGGTGAAAAAGGCGACTATAAGGACAAACAAAACTATTACTGCCAGAACCAAAAGAAAAACCCACATACTCCCAGAGTAATGGCGTCTTTAGGGTTAGACCCAGAGGAAGTTAAATTTTTTATAAATAGATGTTTGTTTCCAGAGGTGTAAAATGGCGTTCCTACTAGAAGTTTTGTCTAACTATGGAGAAGCAAAATAATGTTAAATAGTATGTATTGGGTGTGGCAGAAAACAGTAGACCCTGATTTTTGTGACTATATTTTAAATAAATCTGATTGGGATAAAGCAGAAATAGCACAAGTAACCACTGATGATGTGTCATCTATAAAGCCAGAATCAAGAATTACAGATGTTGTTTGGCACAACCATGGGTCACCAGCTACTTCCTTGATGTTCCAGCATATGCAAATGGCAAATGATATGGCGGGATGGAATTTTGATGTTAAGTTTCCACAAGAGTGCCAAATAGGTAGATACAAAGATGGTGGCCACTACAAATGGCATATAGATGCATTTCCACCAGATGAAAAAAACATGCAAAGAAAACTAAGCGCTGTTTTACTATTAAACGACCCTTCTGAATATGAAGGTGGGGAATTAGAATTTGAGGGTATACCTGATTTTAAACTTGAAGGTAAAGGTAGTATTGTAGTATTTCCTTCTTTTTTACGGCATCGTGTAGCCCCTGTAACTTCTGGAACTCGTTATTCCGCTACTTGTTGGGCACTAGGACCCGCATTTAAATGACTTTTGGCTTTTCCGCATTCGCTCAAGCCCCTTGGTGCACAATACCTGGGGGCAGTATCTATTCGATTACGGTATCAGAAAGCCTAACCCTTACGCAAACAGATACTGGTTTAGCTAAGTTTCTTACGTCTAGGTCAGAATCTTTTGCATTATCTGACTTAGATACTAGCCAATTTAATTTCCGTGAAACTGTAGCAGAAAGTAGTTCTTTTGCTGATAACTACGCGGTTAAGTTTAAAGCAACTGGCCTAGTAGCGGAACTAATGACTATTAGCGCGGCTTTAAATGTCTCGTTTGCATATTTGGTAACCGCCGCCGAAAACGTTAATATTACTGATACTGAAAAATGTAATAACACATACTATGTATTTACAAGCGAAGCAGCCACAATCAATACTTTAGTTTCCGCTAAAGCCAACTTTGCTGGTACATCTGCTAATACCCTTTCTTTAAGCGATAGGGAACAATCCCAATTTAATTTCCGTGAAACTGTAGCAGAAAGTAGCTCTTTTTCTGATAGCGAAGCGGTTAAATTTAATGCCAACGTAAGAGTACCTGAGGTTCTTACCCTTGTTGAAACCCTTATTGCCCAAGCTAAATTTGTAGTTTCTGTGCCAGAAACAGCTAGGTTTACTGACGTAGAAAACGTATTCCAGAGCTTCCCAGTAACAGTTAGAGAGCTGGCTACCTTTACAGACGCCATAACTGGCCGTAGATTTACCTTTGTAACTACAGCTGAAAACTTCCATTTAACCGACCAAGAGTATTCTAGGGCTGACTTTGTAGGCGTTGCTGAGCAAGTAATGACCTTTATTGATTCCCCTTTTGCCCGTGGATGGGTTAAAATAAACGATAATCAAGCTGCAGATTGGAATGGTATTAATAATAATCAGATTCAAATGTGGCAGGCAGTAGGTAATAACCAGACATCTAACTGGACAGGAATAGACGATGCACAAAACCCTGGATGGGGTAGCGTAGGCGATAACCAAAATCCGGGCTGGATAGATATAGACGACAATCAGTAAGGAACATAAATGGCCTCAACATACTCACCAAATTTACGTATCGAATTAATTGGTACGGGCGACCAAGCTGGTACTTGGGGTAATACAACAAATTCCACAGACCAATATGTACTTGAGTCTGCTATTACGGGATATCAACAGGTTACAGTTACTTCCACCTCCCAAGCACTAACTTATGTTAATGGTGCAACTACTACTGCATCATCTAACCAAGCTATTTTTGCTTTTTTATCTTTGGTTACTAGCGGAGTTTCGGCACCATTTAATATTTATGCACCACCAAACCCCAAGTCTTATGTTGTCTATAATAATTCTAGTTATGCAACCACTATATATAATAGTACGGCTATTGGTAATACGATTGCTGCAGGTCTTGGCGTAACTATTCCAGCTGGCGCAACCATTACAATATGGTCTGACGGTACTAATTTCCGTGCAGCAGATACTCAAACCACAGGTAATTTTACAGTTAATGGTAACTTAACTGTTACTGGTAACCAAACTGAAATTGGTAACTTTTATGCTGCGGGTGTATTTAGAGCATTTACTTCTGCATCATTTACAGGCAGTATTTCAGGTACTACTTTAACGGTTACTGCGGTTGCTTCGGGAGTATTATTTCAAGGCATGTCAATTTCTGGTACTGGAATTGCAGCTGCTACTTCTACAAATTTAACAGACCCATTAAGTACTACTAACGGTAGCTCTACAGTAACAGTAACACAAACTGCACATGGATTTTCTTCTGGTACTCCAGTAACTATTTCAGGTGCCGCTGCAGTAGGTGGTATATCTGCGGCCAACTTAAACGGTACGTTTACTATTACAATTATAAATTCAAGTAGCTATTCATATACAGCAAGCGCAAGCGCAACATCAACTGTGAATCTTTCTGGTGGCGCAGTTATAGTTTCTACTCCACAAACTCAGATTTCAGGTTATGGTACAGGTACAGGTGGTAATGGTACATACACAGTAAACGTTCCACAAAGTGCGGCAAGTACAACAATTACAGGCGCCCCAGCAGCAACTGCATCAACTCCACCAACAACGGATAACTCAAATAACGTAGCTACAACGGCGTTCGTTAAAAGTGTAGCGGCTCAAGCAGGAAGCTTTACATACCCTAACGTTGGTATCCCACTATCCACAGGTGCTTCTTGGGGTACATCTTATAATTCTTCAAATCCAATTCCAGTAAGTTCTGGTGGTACGGGTTTAGCTACGCTTACTTCGGGGGCTGTATTAGTTGGTAATGGTACAAGCGCACCAACAGCTATTTCTCCAAGCTCTGCAAATAACGTACTAGCTTCTAATGGTTCTGTATGGTCTTCAACCCCGTTTAGTACACTATTAGGTACAAGCGCAGTAACTTCTTTTAATGGTCGTACTGGACCAGTAACTCCTTCTTCAACAGACTATAGTTCTTACTATTATCCACTTAGCTCAAACCCGTCAAACTATGTAACTTCATCTGCGCTTTCTGGGTATGCTCAATTAACTAACTCAGGCACTCAAACATTTGCTGGCTCAATTAATGCTCAAGCATTTCAAGCTCAAGGCGCTGGTAATGCTGGCGACCAAAAAGTTGGTGTTTCGTATGGTTCGTATAGTGCTGGGCTTTCAGCCACATCATTACAGCTTGGTCTTTCAGGGAAAGGTGCTTTATATGATTTTAGCTCTGGGGATGTAGGGTTTATTAATGGCGGCTATATTTTATCTATTACCCACGATAACCATGTTCTTACTTCTGGAACTGAAGCATATAAAAATGGGTCTAGCACCACATGGAATATTCTTTCAGATGCCAGAATTAAAAAAAACGTTGTTCCATATACAAAAGGTTTGGCTGAATTAAACCAAATTCAAATTAAAAATTTTGAGTTTAATGGTTTAGGAAATTCCCAAGAGGGTGAAAAAGGTATTGGTGTCATTGCTGATGAAATTAAAAAAATTCTTCCAGATTGTGTTCGTACTAGACCAGTTTTATTAAACCCAACAGATACTGAAAAAGTAGACTTAAATTCTTTTGATGCAACGGAATTAATATATCTGCTAGTAACTTCTGTACAAGAACTTAATGCAAAAGTAACGGCACTAGAAGAACAGATTCTCAACTTAGGAGTTAAATAATGTTTATTATTAATTGGTTATTCGATAAGTTTGGCTATATGCCAAAAATTGATATGGAAGTTGGTAAGGCTAAGATTGATGCGCAAACCCCTGATTTTAAAATGTGGCCTTTCCCGGTTGTTGAGGTTACATCTTTATCTGAAAAACCTAAAAAACCAACAGTTAAAAAAGCTACTACACGCAAACCAAAACCTGCTGTAGCTGCTAAGACCGCACGTACCAAAAAGAAATGAATAAAATTATCAATGACCTTCTAACAGGAAAAGATAATGAAACACATGATATTGGTCGTTGGTCGTTGGTTTTTTCTATGTTTGCTTTTTTTGGGGCTTGCATATATAACGCAATACATTCCGGGCTTGTAGATTTGGAAAGACTTTATATGGGCGTAGCCGCTATTGTTGGCGCCCATGGCGCAGCTATGTTAATGAAAAAAGATACCGAACCTGACGAGCACCCATCGGAGGATAAATAATGTGGGGTTTTATAGATGAGTACATTAATTACATCAAAGTTGGACTTGCTGTTCTTGCTGCTTGTGTTTGTTTTTATGGTGGGTTTCATATTGGTAATGGTCGATATTTGGCTTACAAGTTTGAGGTTGAAGCTACCGCCAAAGCGCATGAAGAACACGACAAAGACGTCGAAAAAGAAAGGAACATATTAAATGAAGGCATTAAAAATGAATTTGAAGGCAAGCTTGCTGCTTTGCGCAATTATTATGGCGGGGTGCACATCAACCCCGGTAGCCGTTCAGTGCCCGGCATTTCCCCAACCCCCAAAGGAACTGATGCAGAAACCGCCTACCCAATACTTGCTGGACAATGCGCTGAAACAACCCT